GCCCTGCATCTGGATCAAGCCGACGCAGGGCGCCGTCACCGAGTACCACCAGGCGATGCAGGACGGCCAGGAGACGTGGACGCTGAGCGTGCAGGCGTTCGTCGGGTCCGGGCTGGACATCGCCGCGCAGAGCGTCCTCGACGAGCTGCTCGCCACCAACGGCGGGCACTCCGTGAAGGCGGCGATCGAGGCCGACAAGACGCTCGGCGGCACCATCGACTGCCTGATCGTGCGGCGCTGCATCTCCTACATCGAGTACCAGCGCCCCGACGGCAGCCTCGCCCTGGGCGCGGAGTGGATCGTCGAAGCCAGCTAAAGGAGACGGAATGGCAACCCTCACCACGCAGGTCATCAACCGCGCCGGGACGGTGATCACCGCTGCCGCCGCCGCCGGCGGCGGGGACGCCATGGCGTGCGGGTCGGGGATGATGCTCGAGGTCGTCAACGGCGGCGGCGCGTCGATCACCGTCACCCTGGTCATCCCGGCGGCGCGCACGTACGAGCCGAACGTCGCGATCACCAGCCCGGTGATCTCGGTCACCAACGGCACGACCCGCTGGATCGGCCCGGTCGACGCGGCGACCTTCGCCGACCCCGTCACCGGGCTGTGCACCATCACCTACAGCGCCGTCACCACGGTGACGGTCGCCGCCGTCCAGCTCGCCCAGCCCTAGGAGGATCGCGTGACGACCTACACCATCGCGTCCGACGAGGGCGCAGAGCGCTACCAGGCCGAGCCCGGCGACAGCGTCGAGCTGGAGCTCGAGCCCGGCGAGGAGCTCGCCGTCGTCGCTGCCGGCTGGCTCGAGAAGCCCACCAAGAAGGCGAAGGAGGCGAAGGACTGATGGCGATCACGGTTCTCACGAACGCGCAGGTGATCATCAACGGGGTCGACCTGTCGGACCACGTCTCGAAGGTCACGCTGACCGACAACCGCAACCCGGTCGACATCACGGCGATGGGCGCCGTCAACACCGCCGTCACCAAGGGGCTGGGGGACGGCAAGGTCAGCCTCGACATGTTCCAGGACTTCGCCGCCGCCAAGGTGCACGCCACCCTGCAGCCCCTGATCTCCTCCACGACACCGGTCGTGATCGAGGTGCGCCCCACCAACGCGCCGCGCTCGACGACGAACCCCGCCTTCCTGATGAGCGGCCTGCTGATGGGCTACCCGATGCTGGACGGCAAGGTCGGCGACGCCAACAGCGCCACGTATGAGTTCGTCAACGGCGCGCAGGCCGGCGTCACCTACGCAACCTCGTAGCCCAGCTGATGGCTGACGCTGGGATCAAGATCAACGGGCGGCACTACCCCATCCCGCAGTCGCTGCGGATCGGCGAGACACGCATGATCAAGCGCATGACGGGCCTCAACCCGCCGGACTTCATGCAGGCCCTCGGCGAGCTGAACCGGACGCAGGATCCCGACGTCGGCGCCGCTCTGGTGTGGTGGGTGGTGCACCGCGAGGATCCGAGCTTCGGGGTCGAGCAGATCGACAAGCTGGAGTGGGGTCAGATCGAGGGCGAGGACGACGACGAGGCGGTCGCGTCGCTCGACCCAAAAGACGGCGGCGTGATGAGCGCCAGTTCACCCAGATCTGTCGACGCCTCACCGAGCTCTCTGGCCGGGCCTGGGGCGATGATCCCTGCGAATGGTGGCGGCCCGGTCTTGGTGCCCTCGGACCGTCCGACATGGCCATCCTGACGATCCCGCAGGCGCTGGCCGCGTTCGAGCACGCCCAGGCAGGCGCGGCGTGAGCTTCGAGGTGATCACGCACGGCATCAAGGAGCTGCGAGGCGCGTTCGAGGACGTCAACGTCAAGGTCGACCCCGTCCTCGGCCGGGCACTCTCTGCGGCGGCGATCCCCGTCAAGGAAGAAGTCAAGCGGCGCGCCGGCCCCTTCTCGGAGCGCACCGCGGCCGGCGTCCGCATCCGGCGGCGTGGCACGATCGTGCGCGTCGAGCAGGGCCAGAAGAAGACGACCGGCTTTCACGCCCGCTACGGCGCCTACCAGCAGCGTCACTTCTTCGACCCCGCCCTGGCCGACAACCAGGAGCTGGTGATCGCCGCCAGCCGCAAGGCGATGGACGAGATGGTCGAGCGCGTGAACGGGCTGCCCTGATGGCCACCATCCTGGTCGAGATCCTCGGCAACGCCAAGCAGTTCAAGGAGGAGCTGGACGGCGCCGTCAAGTCGACCGACAAGGCCAACAGCGGGTTCTCCAAGATGAAGGTCGCCGCCGGCGTCGCCGGCGGCATCCTCGCCGGTGTCGTGGTCGAGGGCCTCTCGAAGAGCGTGGAGGCGGCGCAGAAGGCGCAGGAGGAGACCGGCAAGCTCAACCAGGCGTTCGACAACGCTGGCATGAGCGCCAAGAAGATGGCGCCGTTCGTCGACAACCTCGAAGCCTCCCAGCGCAAGCTCGGGTTTACCAACAACGACACCCGCGGGTCGCTCACGAAGCTGGTGACGGCGGGTGAGAACGCCACGCAGGCGCACAAGGACATGGGGATCGCGTCCGACCTGGCTCGCTTCAAGAACGAGTCCCTGTCGGATGCGACCAGTCAGCTGATCAAGGTGCACGCCGGCAACACGCGCGCCCTGAAAGAGCTCGGGATCGTGATCCCGCCCGTCACAACAGCCACCCAGAAGCTCAAGGACGAGGGCGTCAAGAACACGACCGCGCTGGGCCGTCACGAGCTCGCGCTGGCCGCCGTCAGGGACAAGATGGCGACCGGCGCCGAGGCGGCGCAGATCCTTGCCGGCAAGGTCAAGGGGCAGGCCGACGAGTTCTCGAAGAGCTCCGAGGGTGGGATGGCGCAGTTCCACGCCCAGGTCGGCAACATCGAGGAGAAGATCGGCTCGGGGCTGATCCCCACGCTCACGCTCCTGATCGGCGGCCTCAACAAGGTGATCGCGTGGGTGACCGCCAACTGGCCGCAGATCAGCGCCATCTTCATGCAGGTATTCAACAAGGTGAAGGGCGACATCACCGCGCTCGTCAACGACGGCAAGGCGCTGTTCGAGCGCTTCCACGGCGACATCATGACCGTCCTGAACGCCGTCAAGCAGCTCTTCAAGGACGCCTTCAAGGTCATCAGCGACATCTTCAACATCTTCGGTGACCTCGTCCGCGGCGACTGGTCAAAGCTCTGGAGCGACCTCAAGCAGCTCGCCCGCGACTTCCTGACGGGCATCAAGGACGAGATCAAGCTCGGCCTGGCGATCGTCAAGGCGGAGATGGACGTCGTCTGGGCCGCGATCTCGAGGGTCGCGTCCGCCGCCTGGGACGGCCTCAAGAGCGCGATCACCGGCGCGATCTCAGGGATCGTCGGCTGGGTGAAGGGGAACTGGCCGATCATCGCGACGCTGATCTCGGGCCCGTTCGCGCCGCTGGTGGCGCTGGCGACGAACGCGTTCGGGATCCGCAGCGCCCTGGTCGGCGCGTTCAACGGCATCAAGAGCGCCATCACCGGGATCGTGACCGGCGTCGCGGGCTGGATCGGGAACGAGGCGGCCACGATCGGCAAGAACCTCGTGAGCGGCATCATCGACGGCCTCGGCGGGCTCTACGACGCGCTCAAGAACAAGCTCGAGGGCACGATTCACTCGGTCGTGACCGGCCTCAGCCCGTTCTCGACCGTCAGGCAAGGCGGCGCCGAGCACATCGGCGCGCCGCTCGCCCAGGGCGTGATCGATGGCTGGCTGCTCGGCGTGGCGCAGCTGCCGTCCAAGATCAGCCAGTCGCTGCAGAACGCGGTGCAGGCCGGCCAGCGGGTGATCCAGTCGGCGCAGTCGAGCTTCCAGACAGCCTGGCAGCAGCTCGCGAGCGACGCCGACACCGCGTTCCGCGGCATCACCAGCGCCATCCAGACACCCGCCGAGAAGACGCTGGCGGCGCTGCAGTCGGAGCACGACCAGGCGCAGCGCAGCAAGGCGCTGACGGACGCCCAGGCGCAGCTCGCCGACGCGCAGGCGGGCGGCGACCCGGCCGCGATCGCCAGCGCGCAGCAGGCCGTCGCCGACGCGCAGTACGCCATCCAGGTCGCCGCGCTCGAGAAGCAGGCCGCGCTGCAACGCACCCAGCTCGACGCGCGGCACGCACTCCAGCAACGCCACTTCGACGCGGCGCTCGCCCAGCTCGAGACGCACCTGGCCAAGGCGCACTCCTCGTACGCCGCCGCGCACACCGCCATCCTCAAGCTGTTCAAGAGCTTCGGCATCAACTACCAGAGCGCCGGAGGCGACCTCGGCTCGGCGTTCATCACCGGCCTCAAGGAGTCGATCCAGAAGGCCGCCAAGGGCGCCGGCTCGCTGTCGGGCGCCCTCACCGACGTCGCGGCCGGCATCCACGTCCCGCACGCCGCGACCGGCGGCGTCGTCTCGCAGACCGGGCTGGCGGTCATCCACGCCGGCGAGACGATCATCCCGGCCGGCTCCGGCGCGACGGTCAACATCACCGTCAACGGCTGGGTCGGCTCGGACCAGGCGATCGCCGAGAAGCTCCGTAACGAGCTGATCCGGCTCGGCCGCAACACCACCGGCGGCGCGCTCGGAGGCTTCGCGTGAGCCTCCCCTACCTGCGCTGCGAGATCGCGTTCGGCTCCGACCCTGGTGGCGGGAGCCCCGTCTACCAGGACGTCTCGAGCCGCGTCATGGCGTGCACGATCAAGCGTGGCCGCCAGTACGAGCTCGACCTGATCCAGCCCTCCACGCTGCAGGTCCGCCTGGACGACGGCGACCGCGCGCTCGACCCGACGTACACCGCCAGTCCGTACTACCCGAACGTGCTACCGATGCGGCCCATCCGAATCTCGGCGGACTGGGCGGGCACGACCTACTACCTCTTCACCGGGTACGTCGAGCGCTGGCCGATCACGACCCGCGAGGCGCCAGCCTGGGGCTCAGCGACGCTGACGGCGATCGACGCGATGGCGACGCTCTCGGCCTGCTTCGTGACCGGCTCGTTCGCGTCCGAGCTGACCGGCGCGCGCATCACGGAGGTGCTCACCGCCGCTGGCTGGGCGCAGGCAGCACCCGTCGCCGCGTCGTACTGGATCCTCGACACCGGCAAGCTCGACACCACCACGCGGCTCTCCTACAACCCGCCGACGACGCTGATCGACGCGGGCCGCTCGCTGGTGCAGGCGGTCACGCTCGACATCACCAGCCAGACGGACGCGCTGCAGCACATCCAGGCGATGGCGGCCGCCGAGCGCGGCATCTTCTTCATCGACGGGCAGGGCCGCAGCGTCTTCCACGACCGCGCGCACCGCTTCAACCAGGCCAGCTCCGGCACCTTCGTCGACGTGCAGTCCTCGCCGGCGGGGATCTACTACCAGGACCTGACGCCCGACTTCGACGCGGCCCGCATCCTCAACGACGTCACCGTCACCGCCACCCCCGGCGGCGCGCCGCAGAACGCCAGTGACGCGCAGAGCCAGCTGCGCTTCCTGCGCCGCTCGCTGGCGCTCACCCCGCCGCTAATGAGCGACTCGGACGCGGCCGGGCAGGCCGCCTACGAGCTCGCGCTGCACAAGGACGCGCGGCTGCGGCTAGCGCAGCTCACGCTCAAGCCGCAGGGCCAGGACGCCGCCTGGCCGCACGCCCTCGGCCGCGAGATCTCAGACCTGATCCGCGTCTCCCGGAACCCCTCGACGCTCTGGAGCGCCGCCAGCGGGCAGGTCACCAGGCCCTGCTTCGTCGAGTCGATCCAGCACGACATCAAGCCCGGCGAGTGGCTGACGACGTTCCAGCTCTCCCCCGCCGATCTGTACGCCGGCTGGTTGACGCTCGACACCGCGCAGCTCGACTACCCGTCCACCACCACGGCCTCGGCCGTCCTCGGCTTCTAAGGAGACGACGCTATGCCATCCTGGGCTACCGGCTGGGCGACCGGCGACATCGTCACCGCCGCCGAGTTCCGCAAGGGTGTCGGCGCGATCTACGACACCACCCTCGGCGCCCCCGCAGCCTCGATCGACATCACCGGCATCCTCGGCAGCTACCCGCACCTCATGATCAAGCTGTACCAGCAGGCCGCCGGCGGGAACATCATGCTGCGTTTCAACGGCGACGCCGCCGCGAACTACGACTACCAGACGTTTCTCGGCAGCGCCACTGCGGCGTTCGTGGCGGAGAACTTCGCCCAGACCGGGATACTCGTCGGCTTCACGACCGGCGGGGGCGCGGGGGCGAACGTCTTCCAGGCGACGACGATCTTCATCCCGCACTACGCCAATAGCGTGAACAACAAGGTCGCCATCAGCCTGCTGGCCCACAAGAATAGCGTGGTGGGCGGCGGTCTGACCGCCGGCATGAGCACTGGATTCTGGCGGTCGAACGCCGCGATCAACCGGATCACGATCAGTCCCGTCAGCGGCAACCTCGCCGCCGGCACGCGCCTCACGCTGTATGCGATGGGAGCCTGAGCGGTATGAGCGGACGCTGGCTCGTCAACGCCGAGCATCCAGCCGGCGTGCTCGTCGAGCTGACGCCGGCC